GACCACAAGCTACATAACGAGCGCATTTCCGGACCCCGTGCAGCGGGTCATCAACAGGTACAAGAGGTTCATACCAGTCTAAAGGAGGAAGCGATGTCTGAAAGAATGTATGTCGGCACCAAGATCATCCAGGCGAAGGCGATGACCGAAAGGGAATACGCGCAATCGATGGGCGGTTATCAGAAAGACGGCCAGCCCGATCGTCCCGGCTACCGCGTGCGCTACGCCGACGGTTATCTCTCCTGGAGCCCGAAAGAGCCTTTCGAGGAAGCATATCGGGAGATCACCGACGCCGAGAAACTACTTATGGCACAGGGGCGCGCATGATCAAGGGCGTCATCATCGGCGGCGATCGCCTCAAGGAGAAGCTGGATAAGGTCTATCCGGCGGCTCAGGCGGAGATCCTCGCCTCCATGCAGCGGATCGTCATCGCGCTCACGCGGAAGATCAAGGCGGAGAAGCTCTCCGGCCAGGTCCTCAAGAACGTGACGGGCACCCTGCGGAGGTCGATCACGCCTTCCGTGAATGCGAGCGGGGCGGGCATCGTCTTGGGCCGCGTCGGCACGAATGTCGAGTATGCGGCCATCCACGAATTCGGCGGGAAGACGCCGCCCCATGTGATCGAGCCCAAGAAGGCCCAGGCGCTCGCCTTCTTCATGGGCGGCAAGCAGGTCTTCGCGAAGCGCGTGAACCATCCCGGGTCGGTCATTCCCGAGCGCTCCTTCATGCGGACCGCCCTCGAGGAGATGCGCCCCGAGATCCGCGAGGAGTTCCAGAACGCATTGACAAGGGTGATCCAGCTATGAAAGGCCGGGAAGCCCTCTATTCCGCCTTTTTCACGCAGCTTTCAACGGCGCTGCAATCCGCAGGCGTCGTCACCGTTTCACGGCGCCTCAAGCATTGGGCCGACGTGCCCGCCGCGCAGCAGCCGGCCGTCTTCCAGTGCCAGGCGGACGAGGAACCCCACGAGCAGCGCGGCCAGCCCACGCGCTGGTATCTCAACCTCAAGCTGTGGGTATACGTGAATGTGGGCTCAGACCAGAACGCCGTCCCGGCGACGTTCCTCAATCCCATCCTCGACGCCATCGAGGCGGCCTTCCCCCAGAGCCCGGCATCGGGCTACCAGAGCATCGGCGGCCTCATCTGGGAGCAGGGCGGCAAGGCCTTCAATATCTGTTTCGAGGGAACGGAGACCTTCGAGGGCGTCCTCGGCCCCCAGGAAGTGGCAGTAGTGAGAGTAAAAATTACGGCTCTGTAGCAAGCTTTGAAGGGGGACACACCTCTCGCCCCTTGGCCTTCGGAGGAATGTCCCCCCAACTGAATAAGGAGGTAATCCCATGATTTATGAATTCGGTTCCGGCGTGCTCATGGCGACTCAGCAGCTCACCCTCGCGGGGACAGCGAATGCCGCCCCCACCCCGCGGCTCTTCGGCGCGGTCCAGGACGTGAGCATCGACATCGACTTCTCCAAAAAGGAGCTGTACGGGATGTACGTCTTCCCCCTGGCCGTCGCGAGAGGGACCGGCAAGGTGGACTGCAAGGCCAAGTGCGCCGGCATCTTCGCCACCCTCTTCAATGACATATTCTTCGGCGAGACGATGAACACGGGCCAGACCGTCCTTTCCTTCCAGGAGGTCCAGACCATCCCGGGCACTCCGTACCAGGTGACCGTCAATAATGCGGCCACCTTCAGCCAGGACCTCGGGGTGATCTACTCGGCGACCGGCCTTCCCCTGACGAGGGTGGCATCTCTTCCCACCACGGGCGCGATCCTCACGGCGGCGATCAATGCCGGAGGCACTACCTACGCAGTGGGCAACGTCCTTACGGTGACGGGCGGGGGCGGCTCCGGCGCCACATACCTCGTCACGTCCGTCAATACCGGCGCGGTCACCGGCATCATGCAGCTCACCCCGGGGACGGGCTACTCCGTGACGGCGAGCGCCGCCACGACAGTTGCCCCCGCCGGCGGCACGGGCTTCACGCTCAACATCGCGGGCGTGGGCACGGCCGGGCAGTATTCCGTAAACACCTCGACAGGTGTCTATACCTTCAACTCCGCCGACACGACCAAAGCCGTCCTGATCTCCTACGACTACACCTCCGCGCTGGCCCCGGCCGGGAACTTCACGATCAACAACCACCTCCTCGGCCAGAGCCCGTTCTTTTCGATCGTCTTCAACATGATCTTCGGCGGCAACAATTACCAGATGCAGCTTTTCAGCTGCATCGCCACGAAGCTGACCTTCGGGTCGAAGCTCGAGGACTTCCTCATTCCCGAGTTTGATTTCTCGGCCATGGCGAACGCCGCAAACCAGATCGGCGCGATCTACGCCGCGCAGCAGTAGGGGCTGAGCTATGGATGAGAATGTAAAGTTCGAGGGAGCAAAGATAGCCATCGGCGGGAGGGACTTCATCGTCCCTCCCTTGACCTTCAAGCAGCTCAGGCGCCTGAAAGAGCGCATCGAGAGCCTGAAAGAAGCTACTCTCAAGCCGGGAGACCTCTCGGGCGAGCAGCTCGACGCGATGGCCGAGATCATCCATGCGGCGCTGTCTCGGAACTATCCGGAGCTGACGAGGGAGGATCTCGAAGACCTGCTCGACCTGGGCAACCTGGGGCCGATGATAAAGGCCGTCATGGGCCAATCGGGATTTGTCCAGGGGGGGAAGGAAGCGGAGAGTGGCCAGACTGGGACGCGCTCTACTGCGAAGTAACACAGTCCCTCGGCTGCACATGGGAGTACGTCGATGAATTTTTCACGCTTCCTCGCCTCTATGCCTATCACGAATATTGGGCGGCTCACCCGCCGACGCACGTGCTCATGGCGGCATGGGTCGGCTACAAAGGCGGGAGCAAGGGCGGAAAGAAGAGCTGGATCGAGCGGGGATTGACCGTTGAAGAGGCGATGAAAGAGGCGATGACGCCCCAGAAAGCGCCGAAGAACCTCGGCGATTTCGCGGTCGACATAGGACAGACAATGCACGGGGGCTTCGACATATCGGCCCTCACGAAGAAGGGATAGGGAATGTCTGACGATAAGGTCAAGGTTGAAATCACCGCCGACGGGTCCGGGCTCCAGTCGGGCATGGCGCAGGCGAAGAGCGCCGTCAAGGACGCGCTTTCCGGCATGGAGAGCACGTTCAAATCGGCGGAGGGCGCGATCGGCAGCTCCATCGAGTCGATCGGCAGCAAGCTCATGAGCCTCGGCCCGGCAGCCCTCGCCGCCGCCGCCGCCTTCGCGGCCTTCGAGGGGGCAAAGGCCGGCCTGGAGGCATTCGCCGAATACGGCGGCCAGGTGGAGCGCCTCTCCGAGACCCTCGGCATGAGCACGGAAGCCGCATCCGACCTTTCCGGAACGCTGAAAGTCCTCGGCATGTCGAGCGACACCTACATGTCGATCATGGTGCGCCTGGACCGCCAGCTCAAGCAGCACGAGAGCACCTTCAACGAGCTGGGCGTCGCCGTCCGGGACGCGAACGGCGCCTTCCTCCCGCAGGCGCAGATCCTCGAAAACTCCATCGATAAGATCAAGGAGTACAAGGCGGGCGCCGACCAGATGGAAGTCGCCATGGCCCTCCTCGGCCCGCGGGGCGCGGAGGCGGCCTTCCAGCTCATGCATATGAAGGAAGCGGAGGAAATCGCGCTGCCTCTCATGAAAGAACTGGGCCTGGAGATGAGCGGGCCCGCGACCGCGGCGGCCCGGCAATTCGAGATGCAGACGAACGCTCTCGGACTCGCATGGGACGCGATCAAGGTACAAATCGGGGAAGCCCTCATCCCAGCCATTACCGGCCTGATGGGGGTCTTCAGGGACCTTGCCGGGCCTGTCATCTTGGCCGTGGTCGACGGCCTCAAGATCCTCATGAGCGCCAACCAGGCCGCGGCGAGCATGATCGCCATGGTCTGGGACGCCGCGATCGGGATACTCAGGACCATGGGGGACCTCGTCGCCCTCATCGCCATGGCCGTGTTCAAAGCCGCCCAGGGCGATTTCAAAGGGGCGTGGGAAGCAATAAAGAACTACGGGACCGCCGCGTACAAGGACCTGAACGACTCCGGCAACCAGATGATCAACGAGGCCGTGATCGGCTACGAGAAGATCAAGGCCATGTGGTCGAAAAGCCCCTTCGGCACGGGAGAATCCGGCCCCACTTCCGGCAACAAGTCCGCCCCCAACTTCGAGGTCGCAAAGAAGCCGCCCTCGCAGATGCGCGAATTCGAGGAGGAATTGAAGGCGCGCTAGGTCGCCGAGCAGAAGTGGGACGGTCTGAGCGTCGAGGAAGAGAAGGCGTTCTGGGAGACCAAGCTCGCGATCGCCAGCAAGGCGAACAACGACTACATCGAGGTCCTCACGAAGATCCAGGACGCCGTCATCAAGGGCGGCAAGGAGGAAGAGAAGGCCGAAGAGGACCGGGCGAAGGCGGCCTCCGAAGTCGATAAGGCCGTGCTGAAGCAGAAGGAAGAGACGCAGAAGCAGGAGATCAAGCTCCAGGGCGAGCTCCTGGAGGCTGCGATCAAGGGCGCCGAGGAGGAATACAAGGCGCGCGCCGACGAGATCAGCAAGGAGTACGAGCTGGGAAAGATCAACGTCGAGCAGCGGAAAACGCTTCTCCTCCAGGCGAGCCAGACCGAGCTTGCCGCAGTCACCGAACTCATGCACCAGAAGGTCGACCTCTATGCCTACGACACGCAGGCGTACAACAAGGCCCTCCAGGAGCGCCTGAAATTCGTGCAGAGCGAGGCGCAGAGGGAGCAGGACATCTCGGCCGAGGCCGCGGCGCAGGAGCGCAAGAACTGGCAGTCCGTCGTCCAGGAGGTAAGCGGTCCCTTCACGAGCGCCCTACAAACGGTTGGCAAGGGGATCCTCGACCTCGGCCAGAAGGGGCAGACCTTCGGCCAGGTGATGCTCAAGGCAGTGCAGCAGCTCGTCCAGGGCTTCGAGCAGCTCATAGAGAACATCGCCATGGCGATCGCCAAGCAGATGCTCTACAACGCCCTCGGCCTCGGCAATGCAGGCGCGACGGGCCTTCCGGGAATGGTCACGAGCGCCCTGGGCTTGACGAGCGCGGGCGGGAGCGCGAGCGGCGCGGCGACCCTTACGGCAGCAGGGACAACGCTCAATGCGGCTGGCGTGAGCCTCAATACGGCGGCGGCGACCCTTTCCACGGCAGCCGCTTCACTCTCGGCGGGCGGCGGAGGCGGCGGCGCGTTCAGCCTCCTCGGCGACCTGGGCGACCTTGCAATGTTCAAGCAGGGCGGAATCGTGAGCGCGGCCGGCGGATGGAGCGTGCCTTCTGGAGTAGGCGGAGGAGGCGTGTTGTCACTGTTACACAAAAGAGAAGTCGTGCTCCCGGAGGAGCTTGGAGACAGAGTGAGAGCAATGACGGACCCGCGCCGTGGTGGCAGGGGCGGCAATTCCGGCCACACGTTCAACATCGTCGGCACCGGCCCGAAGGATATAGCCGCGGCGGTGAAGCTGGCGATGAGGATGGGGCATAGGTAGATGGACTCTAACAACGTCTTTCCCGTTCTCCCGGGCCTCAAGTGGGACATTATGATGACGCCCATCTTCGAGACCCTCGTCCTCCTTGCGCAGTCAGGCAGGGAGACGAGGACGGCGCAGTATATCTATCCGCGCTACCAGTTTTCGCTCTCATATGACGTGCTGAGGGACGGGCAGATCAACGTCGGCACGTCCTCACCCTACACGGAGTGGCGCACGCTTGCAGGGTTTTACCTCCAGCAGCAAGGGGCCTGTACCTCCTTTCTCTATGACAACCCATCGGACGACAGCATCACGGGCCAGTCCATCGGGACGGGCAACGGCACGACGACGCAATTCCAGCTCGTCCGGACCTTCGGCGTCGCGGGAGGACCGACCTGGACTGAGCCCATGCTGGACATCAACGAGACGCCGGCGCCGCAGATCTACCTCAACGGCACGCTGCAAAGCCCATCGAACTACAGCATCGGGCAGTTCCAGAGCGGCATCCTCACGTTCAACACGGCCCCGGGGAGCGGCGTCGCGATCACCGCCACGTTCAAGTACTACTACCGCGTCAGATTCGTGGAATGGCAGGAGAACAAGTCGAGCGGCGCCAGCCAGGACGGCTTCAACCAGTTCATGTATAACTTCTGGGAGCTGAAAAACGTGAGCTTCATCAGCGCGAGATGACATGCGGACCACGGGCAATCCCTCTGTCGACGCCGCCCTCCAGACGCTCCTCGCCTCGAGGCAGTTCTATTTTGCCGACCTCTACACCTTTACCCTCTCGAACGGCTCCGTCCAGTACGTGACGAGCATTGACGTGCCTCTCACGTGGGACGTGGTAAACCAGACAGCC